TGCAACCTAACCCGCACCAATCAGAAGGGACGACTGCCCCGATGCCGATGCCAGGATAAGCGAAGTCCATCCATCCTCTGCGGCGATAGCCTTTGGCGTTCAACTCAAAGACGTTTCCCTTGGGAGATGATTTCTTGATCCACTCGCGCAATCTCCCCATGCGCTTGCCTTCCTTCTCGCCCGTCTTCTGAGCCGCTTCCGCTTCCCTTGCATTGGTTGGTGGCTTGATTGCCTTCAGGCGTTCCTCGCATTTCTCAAGCAGGAGCTTGAGGCGTGGCTTGAGATTCCTCTCCTCTGGAAGGAAATCCTCGGCGATCTGGTGCTGCGGAGAGCCGAACCCTCCAAGGAACAACCCATTCGGGTAGGTGGCGGCGGCGATGTCGTAGTAGGGACGGCCATCGGCTTGCGGCATGGCAAGCGTCCATTCGAGAACACGCAATCCATGAGCCGGAACGATGGTATCACTCTCAACCACCCAGCATAGGTCGGCGCGGATCTTGCGAGCGAAGGCGAAGCCTGCCCCCTGCAAGGCGGCGATCCTAAGTTGCGCAGCTTCCTTGTAGTCCTTGGCATCATCCTTGAAGGGATGTTTTAACACGCTAACCTTCCAGCCTTCGGGTAGCTCTCTCTTGGCAATCTCTGCGGCGGCTTCCCCTTCCTTGCTCTCATCGGTTGAGAAGATAAAATGCGCCTCTTCGTGGTGAGCGGCGGCGGCGGCTATAGCACGAACGCATTGAGGCCATGCGTGAAGGTAGCCCTTTGTAGCTGATGTGCAGATGGCTATCATTATTGGTTGAGTGTAAAAAGTCCCATATACCCTCCATACCACAACGCGCGATCCATGACGTAAATGCCATACCCACTAACCATTTCTACCTCACGAAAAGCAGAAACAGCATTTCCCATTATAGAGGAAAAGGTTGCGCCTGATCCGTATGCAGTACTGAAAGTTCCCGTCGTTGAAGCATTACCACTTGTAACTATTAACCCAACCGATCTTTCGTTAAGGACAGTGTATGATCGGTTAAACTCAGGGACGCCACCGAAGACAACATCGAGCCGCTTATACCAACCCAATGTAAATGAGGCATCTTGATAAGTAACGGGTCGTTGAGGAAACGCTTCCGATGTTTGAAGGCTCATTGATCCGCTTGAGGTTTTCACGCTACTTGTAGCCGTGATTGTTGCGTCCGTGACCCTGCTGTCGGTACCACTCCATGTTGAGTAGCAATGACCTGAAGTATCAAAAGAGACAGTGATCGTTGTATATTTATCGGAAGCAATAGTATCAAATCCACCTGTGGCATTCGTGGTTGCAGTAACTACTGAAGTGGTTCCAGCTGGATAGGGAATCAGATTGTTAATCCTTCCACCCGCTACATGATTCCAGTTAGGGATGGTTACTTCAGCATTTCCTGTATACCAAAGCGCGCCCGAGGTTTGGTCTTCTGTGTGAAATGGAAGGCCAAATGTGGAAGCCTTAAAAATGGGTATGTTTCCAAAGAACGAAATAGCCCGCCCTATTCCATGAGTAGATACAGGCTCAACATAGTTTCCCCCTGCATTAAAGGATCTGGTGTATGTTTCCATCGAAATGGAATAGTAGTCTTCACGATCCCATTGCGCATTATATGATGTACTTCCAACTTCTACTTCACCAGTAGTCGAGGAAGAGTGGCCAAACGCTCTATATGAATTAACTGTTTCTGTTGTAAATTGAAATCTCGGGCGTATTACTGCGTATGGATTGGTCGTAAAGGTGGTTGCTGGAAACCTATCTAAAGCAGCCCTTTGTGAAACCGTCGTAAATGCAGAAACACTATTCCCATTAAAACCAGAAACAGTTGTTGTGATGGGTGGGACAAACCCACTAGAAACAACCCTAGACCTTGTCGTTAGTTTCGGCTGAAATGCAAAACTCGTTGCCGTGGAAAAAGCTGTAATCGGTGTATATGAGGCGGCTGAAATAAGGACTAAGACTTCATTTGGCCCTGCGTAATAACTCAACATCGCATTCGCGCCTCCTTGATAGGCATCTCTGGTCACTGTATAATAGGTGTAAGCATTGACTGCTCGTGTTGTATTCACAGTATAACCCTGCTCGTTCCCAATAACATATGTACCCGAAACAGTATCTTCTGGATTAGGCCCATATTGATAAGAATAGCTATCGGTTATCTCAGCCCCATAAACATAGCTCACTTCATTAGTAACCGATGTGCTGAGTCCAACTTGAGTCCTAGAGTAACTATCCGTCGGGGTCGTTACCCCTGTAAGGTTTCCGGCAGTATTTGAGGTTGTGAGCGTAGGTCTGGAATCTGAATCTGTCGTAGTAGTCCAGACGGAATAGTTACCCGTGATCGTTGTTGAAACGCGAGGCGATATGGAAACAGTTTCACAGAATGTATTTATGAGTCCGTAGACGTACTCACCCGTTCCAAGGGTAAAATAATCTACAGTAGATTGCGTGGGGTTATATACATCTACCCAGCCCGAGATCGTCTCCCCAGTCCTGTTTTTGGCATAGACATTCGGCCCGATGTCATTGACGACATAATCTGGCTCTGGATCATAAAATGAGGGAGGCCCAGCGACAACAATCACGACACAATGAGGTTGTACCAGCGATCCACGCCTGGGATGCCTGGAGGTGGTGCGGTTGTCTTGTCGGTCTGGATTACCAGCGAGGAACTAACTACGGGATTGCCATTGCCAATCGTCCTAAACGCTTTCCCGTCCTTGGTAAGGCCAAAGACGAACTGAACCTCTGAAGGCAATGCCGATGGGATGAGAGTTGGAAGTGGAGGAGGTGTCGAACCTGTAAGGATTTCTGCCGCCGTAATCTTGGTTCCATCCGTGCTTAACTTGCAGATGAAATAGGTGAGTGCGTCGGTCACCGTGAACTCGGCAAAGATATTCGACGGGATAATACCAGCCACCAAGCCGGGAACAATAGTCGCCTTGTAGCCGCTGGTGGCGGATGATAGCTGAATATCGAAGGGCTGAAGAGCAGGCCGAGACGATCCACCTCCCCCATTGATCGAGAGTGAAAATCCTCCCCGTGATGCGGTGTAGCTGTAGCCGACGCCCGGCTGGATCTCCCGAGCGCGTAACTCGGCATCCAGCCACGAGGCGAAGCGATCCCATGAGGCAGGAGTCAACTCTCCTCCACTCTGAAGCCGTGGGCAACGGGACATGACTAATTGGCTGTTCCGTAGACCGTCGGCTCCCACCCACCCTGTCCGCTGGCCCGATACTCTTGGGTCACGCGCCACTTCCCGTCGATCAAAGCAACGGCATTCATTCCGGTGAGTATCCAGTTCCCCCCGCTGGGCAGTGCGGGTGCATTGGTGAGGTTTGTGGCGATCTTCCCGATCTCACTCATGCTGGGCAGAGTTGTCTGATCGGCGGTGATGGAGAGGGTGATCGATGGCTTCAGCACCGAGTCCTGCCCCTTGAGGATCAGACGGGCGTAGGCGGCCAGCCCTGTGGAGCCAGCAGCCGGATCAGTGTATTTGCTCCAACTCTCGGTTCCATTCTCGCAATTCTGGATGATCTTATGTGCATTCGCATCCAAGGCCCAAGGTTGTCCTGATGCAAATTTCCAGAAGCTCTTCAGCGGTTCGCTCGAGGTGGTCGTGTGGATCTCGTAGTTCCAAGTCTGTGAGGAACCACCGCCGCCCCCGCCTCCGCCGCCGCCATTTGATAGATCGCCTTCCGAATCATAGGTCAGGCGATAGACGCCGTCCGAAAAACTCTTGGTGACGTTGAACGCGCCACCCGGAGCTGAAGGATACGCACTCAGGCTCTCAATCGTAGTCGTGGTAACGAACCTACCAAGGCTGGCGACCCACTTGGAGGAGGTGGAAACTGTAGTGTCGGCCATGATCGTGAGGTGTGGTTAGTAGGAAGGCGCGAACTCGGCCATGACGGGCGACATCATGCCCTGCGCCAAGTTTTGGTTGATCGATTGCAGGAGGCTGGTCTGACGCTTGTTCTCCTCGAGGATGGGATTGCTCCCCCCGCCGACCGAGATGCCGCCGCCGCCGATCTTGGCGAGGCTGTCGGCGAAGATGGATTGCTTGGCGACCTGTCCGATGTCGGCTCCATTAAAATTCCCCTGGGCAGGGTTGCGCCCGGCGTTCTCGACTCGTGCGGCGGCATTGGCGGCTGCCCCAGCGTCATAGAGGGTGCTGATAAGGTTGTTCAACTCCTGACCGCTTCCTCCTCCGAATAGATCAACGCTCTGAAACTTCTTTGCAAAGTCGGATGTGGCATAATTCCAAGCCTCCGAGATCCTTGCGCGGCTGTCCTCCATGACTCGCTTTAAAGAGTCGCCACCACCACCCGACTGACTCACTGAAAGTTGCCTGAAGGAATCGGCTTGAGTCTGAATAGCATCAGCACCCTGCCCGATCTTATCACCAAAGATCGGAACATTCCTGAGTGCTCCTACCATCGCTGCGACGCCATCGAGCAATTTGGCGTTAAAGAGATTCACCATGCCCATGAATGTGTTGAACATGCCTGTCCAGAAACTTGTTTCATTCAGAATCCTTAATGGCTCAAGCATCAGTGTCCCTGCCACACCCATCTGTGCCGGGATCGAAGCAAACAGCGCATAGATCCCTCCGGCCAAAAAGTTGATCGCATTCTCAAAGGCCACCTTCAGGTCGAGCCAGATCAGCCTCCCGATCTGCCCCTGCATGAGTGCCTGGATCAGCACGGAGACCACTCCGCCGACATCCTTGCCAGCAGAGGCCAGATCCAGACGCTCAAAGGCGGCGACCGCCGCATTCAACTGAGGAACGACCTGACTCGCCACTCCGACAAAGAAGCCGGAGACCTTGCTCCCACTCCTTCCGAGCGCATCACTGGCCCGGTCAAATGTGGCGGCATTCTCACCCAGCAGGCGCGCGGTCTCGGAGATGTTCCCGGCAGACTTGAAATTCGGGTCCATGAAGACCTGAAGCAACTCGCCGCCCGATTTCCCAAAGAGGGCCATGGCCGCTGCCGACCTCTCCACACTATTGGGAAGCTGGGCGATTGCATTGCCGATCTGGGCGAAGGCTTGGCCTGAATCCATTGAGGCTAGGCTCTGAGGGTCGAGGCCGAGCCCCTTGAGCACGTCACCCTCCTTGCCCCCTCCGACCGCAGAGGCGAGGGCCTTCTGCATCTTGTTCACCGCAGGGCCTAGCTTCTCTGCATCCACTCCGGCATCCTTGAACGCGATCCGCAGCCCGTAAAGTGACTCGACGGCGACTCCTGTCCGATTCGAGAGATCCACCATCTCACTCCCAAGATCAAGGGCACCCTTCATTCCGGCCATGATGGCTGTGATGGAACCCACTCCGGCGGCTACTGCGGCAATCGGCCCTAGTAACTGGCCGAAGCCTGCCGAGGCCATCCGGGATGTCGCGGAGGCGACGGCAGATGTCGCCCTATTCAGGGACTGAGTTAGGGGTGCAATATCCAGCCCGAAACTAGCTTGGAGTGATTCGTTGGCCATGGCTAAAGAGGCTGAAGGCTGAAGGCTAAAGGCTGAAGGAAGAGACAGATCATCAGTCGTGAGGGTATGTCAAAACGTGGCCTCCAAAGGCTCAGATCCCGCGAACCCTGAATCCGGGATACTTCTTGGCAATGGTGCCAACCTTCTTGAAGACTCCAGCCCTGACATTCCTGTGGAAATACCCGGTGCGCCCGTTGATCGCCTTCAACAGCGCGGCCCTGCCTCCGCCCATGATCGCGGCTCTGGTGGAGTTCTCAACCAGGAATCCGACCTTGCTCAGGCTCACCCTTCTGGTGTGCCTCACTTCATCCGTGAGTTCCTTGCCGTTCACCCTGGCGGCGGCCACATAGGCCGGGGGCGTCTTCGGTAGCGTGATCCTCATCCCCTTGGCGAGCAGATACCATGACTTCTTGGCTGTTCCGATTCGCTTGCGGAGTTCCTTGATCCGCTGCTCCTTGCTCATGTTGATCCATGACCAGATCTGGTCGGGATAACGGTGAGCCACTCCTCCTCGTCCCTTGACCATCAGGTAGGCCGTGCCCTTCGACAAGGATGACTGGGGACGCTTCGCAGGAGATGATTCGCTGATATAGACCCACTTCACGAAGCTTCTATCAATGGAAGCATTGGTAGCCTTGGCGGTGTGGGTGATGGTCTGAGAGAGCACGCTCCCGATCTCGGACTTCACCACGTCCTCAAAACTCACCCCGCTCAACCGGGACATCTCTTTGACGGCCCGGTTGAAGTTGCTGGTGTCGATGGTCATGGCTTTCTTGCTCACCACTCTTCCCCCATGTCAACTGCCGCAAAGGCCAGCAACTCGCCGATCTGGACATCGGCAGGAGCCGATTCCTTCACCGTCCAGACATCGTGACTCCTGAGCGCGGCGTGGTAGTAGGCATTCACCCGATACACAGGCATCTCCAGAATCGCTTCCTCACTGAAGCCCCCTTCCTTGGCCAAGGTGAAGACCAAGGCCGCGAGGGAAGGAGGCTCGATCAGTTTGGGGGTGCGGTCTCCGAGGAAGAAGAAGAGGGCTTCGCGATCACCTCGACAGCCGTCTCCTTCTCCAGCCCCGTGACGACTACGAACCAATCGGCTGCGGCCTTCAGGTCGTCGTCACTCACCCCCTCGAGGAAGGCATCCTTGTCCACAAGGTAGGCCGATTTGTTCAGCGTATTCAGGGCGACCCGATCAATGGGGGCGGCGATCAGGTAGATGAAGGCAAAGAGGATCTCCTCATTCCGATCGGCATCGTCGATGTCGAGCCAGCGCAGGATGCGAGAGAGCTTGAGCTTGACCCGGTTCGAGTAGGGGCGAACCTTCACCCCGGCGATCACCGGCTCCTCGGCGTAGAGGCGTTCGTTCAATGTTTCCTCGCTCATAACATTACAGCTTGGAGAGGAGCTTCTGCCGCTCGGCCTCGGTGGCATTCGCCGGGATGTAGGCGGCGCGGCCTCCACGGGTGACCTTGATCGTCGGGGAGGCATTCTTGATCTGGTCGCGGAGTGAGTTGACGTTCTCCATGAGGCACTTCATGAAGGCGATGGGGTGGTCGGGATTCGCCGCGATCCATTCCCTGTCCTGGTATCGCTTCAGGAACTCGGCCTGACTGACCTTCTCACCCTCAAAGGCGCGAAACTCGATCTCGGCATCCTTGAGCAACCAGACAACCGTGCGCCGGGGCTTGCCGTCATTCCCCTGCTCGATGGTGTCGAGGTAACCATTCTCACCGAGGGAGCCGCCAGAGGTGAGTGCCGCCGCGACGGCGTGGGTATTGGCAGAGGAGAGTGGGTGCTGGTGATCGACCAGCACGGAGAGCTTTTCGTTGGTATTCATGGGTTCATTCCAGACTGTTAGTGGCGTGGTGGCTGTTAGGCCGTGGCTCCGGGGAACTGCTTCCCGCTATACTTCCACGAGGCGAAGTCGTCGTTCTTCTCGGTCTTGCTGAAGGAATCGATGACGATGATCCCTCCCGAGATGGTGGAGGGGATGTTCGAGGAGGCCACTCCTAGCGTGATCGAAGGGTAGTCGCCCGATCCCTCCACGGAGAACTCGGCTGTCGGGTCGTAGGTGCAGGCGGCAGAGAAAGCCCCGGTGCGATCCTTGAGCACCTTGGTCTCGGTCTTGCGCGAGGTCGTGACCTTGGAGATGGTGCCGGAGGTGAAGGAAGAGATGCCAATGGCGGCGGTGACGGCGGGCATGGTGGGTGGTCGGTTAGGGGTGGTGGGTTGCTCTTAGCTCCACTTCATGGCCTCGAGGGAGAAGTCGGGGAAATCCTCGTTGGACTCATCGACGGAGACGGAGGTCACGACCGCCGTGCCGGAGCTGACATTGGCATTGGCAGCCGCAAGCGTGAGCGCAGGAGCACCCTTGCCCTTGACCGAGATCTTGGTCTCGGTGAACGGAAGCACTCCGACCTGCTTGGTAACTCCGCTTGAGTCCCTGATTGTCTTGATCTCCTTGGACTCGTCCTGAGTCACCTCAGTGATGACGCAGCCAGTGGGCGCGGAGATGAGTGACTGAAAAGCTGTGGAGATTCCGATGGCAGGCATATATTACTTGGAGGGCTGGGGTTCGGGAGCAGGGGCGGGTGATTTCACGACATCCTTCTCGAGGATGAGGGGGTTGGGCTTCTCGCTCATGGAAGTGAAGGCGTGTCAAATCTCACTCACCCGACTGATCGGGCAGGGGGATCGGCTGGAAATATGGCGTGATGATGCTCACGCCAAGCGATGCCCTGATCTCGATCACCCACTGGTTCCCTGAAACAGACTTGTCGGTGGAACTGTAGCTGATTCCCGTGAACTCGGCGGAAGACTCGGGCCAGTTCCGAATGAAATAAGACGCATCAATCGACGAACTGACATTACCGATTGCGACCCCGAGCGCATCCATTGCCGATGACCCAAGCAGTGCCGGGGACTCCAACCGAACAACCAAGTCAGCCATATACAGGCGCGATGATCCTGTCTGGCTTGTTTCATTGCTAATGACCACCGCTGAAAAAGCCGACTCGATATGATCGACCGAGACGATGATATTGAGCGACTGAGGGTCAAGCTCCACAAAGTCACTGCCAAGGTAGATGGTCTGATTTTCCAATGCCTCGGCCTTCAGGGCATCTGCGACGGCTTTTTCTACGATAAGGGGGTTCATTTAGGAAATGACGAAGGATGAATGATGAATGATGAATGGAGGCTCACCGGCTCGATCTCACCGCATTGACGACGATCACCGGATTCGAGATGTCGCCCTTATTGCTGACAGCGAATTCGACGAGATAGCTCTCATTTTCCTCCACAAGAAGTAGAGAAGCCCCCTTCTGTGGCTCTGGTGATTTGCCAATCGGCCAGGTGGCGGTGATATTCGACGAGGTAGCGAAACCTCCCATCTCAAGGCTGTCAGTGCGCTGAGGAAACGAAACAAGAGCAAAGAACGGAGATCCTCCGTTGATCCTGATTCGGCAGCCTTCGGAATCCGCAAGATACTTTACTCGCTTCCTGTGGCTTCTCTCTTTGGTGCTGCGCTTCACACCAGATCGTAGGTGTCAAAACAGCCTTCAGCCTTCAGTCTTCAGTCTATCCACCTTGCTCCACAAAAAGCAGAAGGCCGTCCCCCACGCACGAGGGACGGCCTTGCTTGGTTTGCCTAGTCCTAGTGGGAGACTTAGGCGGCGGCGACGATGAGGCCCATTGTTCCGGAAGTCACGGCCTTCGCGGCTCCGAACATCACCTCGGCGGAGGCGACGATGGCGCGGCTGGAAGGATCGCTCCAGACGTTGTAGTAGATCGAGAGGCCGATCTGGTCGAGGGTCACCACATCGCTGACGAGCATGCGATCACGCACATGATCCATTGCAGGAGCGGCGGAGGCAATCGCCAGAGCCTCGGGCGAGCAAGCGAAACCAGCGAGGCGGGTCTGACCGCTGAACTGGTTGGCATAGAACACGCCGTTGTCGAACCCATACGCGCCCTTGTCGAGCGTGATCGAGGTCGTCGCGGTCGGGATGATGCCGGAGTAGAGAGTCGGCGAGAGCACGAGGCCCTTGCTGCTGCTCTTGCTCACGGAAGCCCACAGCTTGGCGAGGTCGCCAGCGGCGAAGTTCGCGGAAGCAGTGGCTGGAGCGACGACCGCCGCGCCGTAGTTGGCAACGGTGATCGGGGCGGTGACGATGCTCCAGATCTTGTCGGCGAGAGCATTGAGGTTGATCTTCACCAGCTTCTCGAGCTTGATCGCGCTCTGGATGTCAGAGTAATCAAGGCCGAAGGGCTGATAGATGTGGTCGAGGGCGACGGTGGCCTTGTCCAGAGTCGTGCCGCCAGTGCTGTTGAAGCTGGTCGGGTTGGTCTGGGTGGAGGCGGTGGCCGTGGCGATGGGCACCTGGATGGTGTCCTTGGGCTTCTTGACCTCTGCGGAGTGATCCGAGCTAAAAAGCGTCAGGGCGGCCAAGCGATTGGCTAGGACCGTCTGCGCCTGCTCCGAGATCGTGGACGCGATAAGCGCGCTGTCGATTGTGTTGGGCATGGTGGGTGGGGTTGGGTTGGGGTTTGCTTGGCTTTCCTGAGAGTTAGTCCCTCATGAAATTAGTTGCGCCGAGCCGCGAAGATCGCGGTCTTGTGCGCCTTGAAAAGTTCGGCTGCGAGCTTCTTGTCGCCTGCCTCGACGGCGGCGGCATAAGCCTCGACGGGATTGAATGGGGCGGCCTGTGCGTCGATCTCAAGCTCGACATCGGAGGGGAGGAGGCCCACTGCCCGGAGGGCGGTGCGCTTGATCTCCTCAAGCTTGGCGATGGCCAGATCACGCTTCTCGACTTCAGCCTTCAGCGCGGTGAGATTCCGATGGGCGGTCTCCAGATCGGCGCGGAGGGTGATGACTTCGGCCTTGGTGTTCTCGAAATTGAGAACGACATCGGAGAGCCGGGAGGAGAATCCTTCTGGAAGCTCGGTAACGACATCATCATCTTTTGCGTCAGGCTCGGCAGGAACTTCCTCGGCCTTCACTTCCTCGACCTTCTCGACGGGGGCCTCGGCAGGGGGCGCTTCCTCGGGGAGATTCTGAGTCCCCTCGGGGCCTTTCACTTCGAGTTCGGCGGTGACTTCCTCGGCCTTGATCTCCTCGACGGGAGCCTCGGCGGGAACTTCTACGGGGGCGGTTTCTGGTTCGCTCATAGCTTGAAAAAGGCCGGATGGATTCGCTGCGGGCTGATCGACCAGTGCCACGGCGTAGATTTCTACAGGCCGGGCGTAACGGTATTCGTCGATCTCCTCGGAGACCCCGGAGAACTCGATGGAAAGCCCAAAGCTGGAAGGCATCATTTCGGCCATCTCGCAGATGCGCTCATATTCCTCGCCGCTCTTGATGAGGTGGAAATCAGCGCGGAGTTGGTTGCCGTCGATCACGAAGTCACGAAGGACTCCCTCGATCTCTCCGAAGCCGCTCCCGTGGTCGCTTTTCACCTGGAGGCCGTCGACGTAGGTCTCAGCGGAAGCCTTGACCATTTCGAGGGATGTCTGGTCGATCCATATGCCGTGACCCTTGGCCTCGACCCCTGCGGTGATGACAGAGACGCCGCGAAGGACTCCAGCCTCACGGTCAACCCGTGAGCCAGTGGCGGCGGCGAAGAGAGTCAGCTTCTGCATATTGGAGAAATGCGGAGTGTCAAACGGCGGGGTCAGTCACCGGGTCTGGTGCCGGAGGTGGAACAGGTGATCCGGGCGCAGGAGGAAAGACTTCCTGAACGCTGATCTCGACTCCCTCCTCGGCGGCGATCTCCATCACACGCTTCTTGCGGCGGACGGCTGCGCGGATGGTATCGTCGAGAACCTTGTCGTGATCCTTCCCCTGCATGTTGTAGAAGTCCTGTGGGGAGATCTGACCACGGAGCAACATGTCGCTGTAGAGGCGACCATCCCGACCGATGTCCACGCTGACCTTCTGCGGGGCGGTAAACTCGCACCTCCACCAATCTTTGCCATCGTTCGGCATCGGGAGTCGACCAGCCTCGATCTCCTGCCATACCCAGAACCGCCAGAAGGGGGCGGCAAAGCTCTGGATTATTATCTCCTGAATGCGGCCAATCGTCTTGGCGGCATCCTCCATGGCGAAGCGCATGGTCGCACCCCCGGCCTCCTCGGGATCGAACAACACCGAGGCAGGCATGTTGAACCCGTGAGCGATGTCGCGGCGAAGATACTTCAGGAAGGTGTCGAGGTTCGCGGAGGGGTGAGTGTTATTCACCGTCTCAATCGACTCGCCGGGGAGAAGCCTTGGGACTATCGAACCCTCCATCATCTGGTCACGGGTGACGGTTCCGCTTCCTGTGGAAGTCTTCTGAAGCGAGCTTCCCAGCCCAATGCTCTGCGCGTCTGGCGACTTGATGATGAAGGCTAGGGAACTAGCTAATTTACTGCTCATCTTCTCATAGCCAAGGATCTCGGTGATGTCCTGGAGGTGATCGGCGGCGCGGTGGAGCCACGGGCGGGAGCGCACCTGACCGATGCGATCAACCTTCCCAACGCGGGTGAGGTCGTCGGCAGAGATCTCGTTGTATTCGGCATAGTTGCCGGGGGCCTTCAGAACGCGGTAGCGGGTCGGCGCACCGAGCTTGCTGACCTTCACGCCGTCCACCCATCCATCCTTCACATCCCCGTGAGCCGATCCGACGTTCTCGCCCGGCACGATACGGAACATGGCGCGGCCTGAGTTGCTGGTCTGCTTCTGCCAGAAGCAATCGCCAGCGAGGGCCATCTGCTTTACCAAAAGCTCCTGTGCGTCGTAGAAGTTGACCGACTTGGAGACATCGACGCCAAAAGCGGAATTGCCACAGGCATCCTCGAAAGCCTGCTCTGCCATGCGGTTCCAGTTCTCATCGGCGGTCTTGGCCTGTGGCACTAGAGGCCCGACGAACTTCGCCACGCCGTCCACCGCACGGGCGGCTAGGCCGATATTCTCATACAGGAAAAACGATTTTTTGGTCTGCTCGATCCGGGCGGAGGGAGTGAGTGCCTTGCTCGCGTCCAAGGTCGGCGTGTAAATCCACATCCGCTGGGGCGATGCGATGCCATCAGCAGAGGAGAAGTTGGTTGCCTTCTTCGGGCGACCCGCTCCGGGTCGCGCACCGCCACGGGTTGATAAGTTTGATTTCTTCGGCATTTCAAACGCACCCTGTCAAACAAGCCGGTGGGAACCGGCGCGTAAGATCACGCGAAGCGTGACCCGAAGGGCGGCACCGCTCGCCGGGAGGCGAGTGCCGTCCAAAATCAAACGGAAATCAAAATTGGCACAGCCCCTCGGAATCGAACCGAGCCAGCAAGATTTGGAGTCTCGCTCGCCAGCCTTGGAACATTGGACTGCAAAATTGGTTCCCGGCTGGGCTGACCATATCAAGCCACCGAATCCGAGTGGCACCGGGATCTCTCAGGCGTCCCCGAGAAAATCAAACCGACATGCGGATGCCGCTGAAGTCGGGAGAGGTGCCAAGCTGACGGCCTCCGGGGCCTTCCGCGATAATTGACTCGATGGCGGCGAGAAGGAGATTCGCGGGGACGCTCATCTGTCCCGTCACACCGCCGCCCTGTCCATAGGACGAGATCACGACGCTCTCATCAATCTTCCCGAATGCCTCGTCTGCCAAGGCATCAAGCTCCTCTGCGCTGAACTTGCGCCTCAGATACCGCTTGACCCCGGAGAGGTCTTGAAGCTGGTCAATTTTGTAGGAGTCGGCCATGTAGGCCGCTCCGTGTCAAACAAGCCCGTGGGAACGGGCGCGTAAGAGTAAATCAGGAGATTTTCGACTGATTTAGCCCGGCAGGGCGGCACTGGTCGTCGGGAGACGACTTCCGTCAAAGGGTCACAACTTCCCTTTCAGAATAGCCCAAGCCACGCAGTGCAGCTTCGTGCAGTCTCCGAAGTGGTCGTTCTCGATGTTCTTAAACTGGCAGGGGGTTGCCCTGTTGTTCCTGTTCTCCACCAGCACCTGTCCGCTGTGACCGGCAATGAAGTCGCGCGAGGCGTCGGCAGGAAAGTGAAGCAGCGGAGGTAGCCGCTTCTGGATCCTGTCGATATACAAGTGCATCTTCCAAATGTGGTCGGAGTAGCTATAGAGAATGGTGCCGACTCCAGGAAGCGGACTGGCGTTGAAGTTCTTGAACGTGGCGGCCCCTCCCTTGCTCGGATAGTAGAGCCCCTCCGACCGGGCGCAGACGGCATACACCCTCTCGGTGAAGAAGCCGCTGTCGATCAATCCTGCGATTGGTGAGATCTTGGTCTCGCCATCAGGAAGGAGATATGTCCTGGCATTGAGGAAATCCTCCCTCACGAGGTCGTCCACCTCCGCTACCTCACCCCAGTCGATCACCCAACTCTCGCCAGTGCTGATCCTCGCCTCGACGGTCCAGTGGGTGCGTGATGCTCCCGGATCGGCGCAAAGTGTCAGGATGGGCGGCTGGCCATCGATCACCGCCGCCTCGGGAATCTGCCTCTGCCGGTAGCCGCCGCGCAAATCAAGCAGCCTTTCGTCCTTGATGGTCGTGGCGCGATCCTCCCACGGTATCCCAAGGTAGGTGTTATGGAAATCATGGAGCCCTCCGGGGGTGCCCTTTTTCTGGATAAAGAGCTTGGCCAGTTCCCCCCAAGTCATCTGCGGTGAGTAGAGGGCGGAGATGTGGCAGGAGATATGGTCGCGGGGGGCGAGGGGATTCCCCGCGATCCACCGGCCCTCGGCGACGAGCTTTCGCTGAAGCTCCTGTGGCCAGAGTTCGCCGCAGCCTCGGCACTGGTAGCAGGCGGTGTCGGCCACGCCGTCCAGATCCCACGCCCCATCTGGACCGCGAAGCTCATCCGACCAGCTGACTTGCTCGAACTCTAGGTGCTGCTCTGCTCCGCAGGAGGGGCAGGCGACATGGTAGCGGTGCTGGCTCCCGGCCATGAACTGCGACCAGATCGCGCCGGTCTCGACGGTGGGAGTAGAGGCCAGAACTCGCTTGCAGATGGTCCGGTAGAAGTTCGTGCGAGCCATGGCAAGCTCAAGGGAGGGAGCCTCGGTCGCGGAAGCGTCCGGCCACTTATCAGTTTCATCAGCGAAGAGGTAGCGAATCGCACGACTGGCCAATTGGTTGACGGAGTTCGACCCGCGAAGTGCCAACGTGCAGGATGTGAAAGCCATTTCCGTTTTCTTCAGCAGATCAGGATCATCTGGAAGGAAGCTTCTCAGCGCGGCACATGAACGGATACGCGGCATGAGTTCGCGCTCGCTCCATGACTTGGCATTGTCCGCAGTCGAGGTGACGTAGAGGATCGGCCCCGGATCCTCGGCGATGGCGTACTGGATTAGGTTCGCCAGCAGGGTGGTGCCGCCGATCTGGGCACTCTTCACGAATGTGATCTGCCTGATCTTCCTGTCGCCGAACCAGAGATGAAGCTGGCGGAGGTAGGGGGTGAAGTCGCAGGAGAACCTCCCAGGGCGCGGCGAGAAGCGCGGATCCAGCACGATCTCCCTCTCTGCCCATGTCAGCGGGTCCGGTCGCTCCTTTGGCTCCCACATGGAAGCCAGATCGGCCTCAAGCTTCTGGAGTGCCGGTGACATCGGGGGCTGGGGCCTTGGCATTCCAAGGCGCGGAAGCGGAGGCGGCGGCTAGTTCGCGGAGGATGGCGACCACCTCGTCGCGGACGATCCCTGCTACATCGGACTGAGACTCGATCCGGGCGGCCAGAACGTCGGGAAGGTTCTCCATCAGGCCCTTCGCCATGGCCATGTTCCCCAGGATGAACTCCGAGACCTTCGAGACCTCGACCAGACGCCCGGCAGCGGTGGCCAGCTTCAGGTTGTTTTCAGATACAAGGGTCCAGAGCTTGTGTGCCTCGATGCTGGCCTTGAGCAAAGTCGGAAGGGAGTTCATGTCGCCACGCGCCTCAGCCTGATCGCAGAGGACAGAAAGCCTTGCATGCCTTACCGCTGCGGCCTGCTCAGTCTCCTCCGGGGTCATCGGCTTTGCATTTGCCTCGGGACGTGCAAAGGAAAACTGGGAATCCTGAGCACGAGAGCGCAGGAAATCGCGCCAGCGGGGATCGTCCTGGGTGCGCCAGTTCCTGACGGCTCGGACGGAGACAGAGTGGACCTTGGCGCACTCCTCAATGAGGGCTGATTCGTGTCGGGACTTCCGCATGACTTCCTTGGAATGTCAAAGGAAGGGAACGGAAGGGCATGGGAACGGAAGGAACTAATCGGTTTCCCTAACGTTCCAAGCTAACACGCTCAAAAACACCGAGGTCGGCAAC